ATTATTGTTTCCATTATTATGCTCTTTTAAGTGTTTGTGTATTATTAATTTCTTCTGCAGAAACTGATACTCCAGTAGTAGTATTAACAGTATTATCTAATTTTTCTTCTGAGAAATCTTTGAAATCTATAGTTGCTGAAGGATTATTAATTTTTATTACTCTCTCTAATCCATCTAAAATTATCTCTCTTAAAGGATTTATCTGATTTCTATAAAGAATTTTAAGTGATATTGCCATTTGGTCTGCAGTGCTTGAAAAACCAGATGCAGTAGGTATACCAAATAATCCAGGGTCATTGATTTTATGTGACATTAAGAGTTTATCTCTACAGTTAATACTCAACCAGTCAAACTGCTCATATGCATTAGTGATTTCTACAGTTTCTACAGTGGTAGCATTCTCTTTATTGTTATTAAAGCTCACAATAATATTACCTGCATTAGAGCTTCCTCTAACTTTAGCAAGAATAGCTCTTTCAGCTTCTTCCTGTGCTGCATCATTCTCAGGTAATCCCTGATTGATATTTACAATCTTAACAGCAGAGAAATTATTCTTAATATAACTGATGCAAAAATTTGACATTTCTTCTTCAGTTTCTGCAGCCTGTAGTCCTGACACATAGTCAGGTAGAGCAAACAAAGGTTGGTCACTAGGTGCTTTAACATATAATAATTCTGTATAATCTATATCACCTGCTTCAGGGTCAGTATTACCTTTACCAAATGCAGGTATTTTTACAGGTCTGAACTTAGTTTTAAGAGTCCAGTCATAACAATACCAATATGCTTCAGGGTCTTCAGATAAATCTGCTTGTTTTACAATAGCAATCTGTTTAACAGGAATAAAATACATTTTTGCAATAGTTTTTCTATCATTACTGTATACTACTTGTAAAGCATAAGCACCTTGTTTCTTAAAATCTTTCACAAGCATTCTTGCATCTGTTTTAGATAGTAATGCATTAATATCTACTCCTGTAGATACTAAACCATCACCATAAATGTAATTTGATACACCATCAATCACTGCTTGGTTAGTAGGTGAGCCAATATACCTGTCCTCAACATATTGGAAGAAAGAATTATCCTGACCATTAGTAACATATATTGTAGATTGTTGCAATAATACATTTGCTTTTGGAGCAACATAATTATTAAGATTTACCACATGCACAGATTGTCTACCTTTTCCAACAGGAAGCTGTTTATTTATATTTGATTTCATAACTTATTATTTTACAATGATTACACCATTACTATCTGGATAATTAAGCTTGTAGTTCTCTAAATCTTGTACAGAAGTAGCATATGCTTTATCTCTGTATAATAATTCACCTTCAAAACTATCTTTTGTGATAGTTAATTCAAAACTATCTCCTTCCTTAATGCCTGAAACAGGCACAGAGAATGTCATATAACCTCTATCATTAGTAGCAACTGCAGTAAATGTAAGTGACTCAAAGGTCAATTCATTATACAACAATACATAAATATTGATTACTTGTTCTCTTGGAATTACTTTTAAGATTATTTCTCCTGAGAGAAAGGTTGTATCACAGGTTATCATAGTATTATCAGCTGTTATTAATGTAGTGTCTGCTGTTATTGCTTGTCCCACAGATGGATTTATAATTTTCATGATTACTCATTTATGTAAAGACATCTTAAAATGCTTTTGTACATAATAAAAAGTCCCCTAATGAAAATTAGAGGACTAGTTTAGGGTATATTTGGGATTAATCTTCAGGAGTAGCTACTTCCACAATTAAATCTGTGTTGATAGCTGCTAATAGAGTATCTCTTGCTTCTTCTGATAAGTAGAAGATTGGACTTCTTTCAGTACCTGTAGCTGTCATGGTATAACCATTCAAACTATCAATAGCACCACCTACACCAGATGTACCAGTGATTTCAGCACCATTATTCTTACCTATCATGATGAATTGACCTGTGTTTAACTCTGCAATTAAGATTGGTCTTCCCCATGCCATTACTTTCAACTCATACTCCATCTCAGCAGATAATCTGGTAAGAATGAATGTAAGAACTTGAGTAAATGATGTGGTACCAGTATCTCTACTACTTGCAATAGTTTGTTGAAAACTATCTCCAGTATTTTTTACTGCATATTGGAATACTTTACCTGTTGAAAGAGCAGGTGGAACACCTGGTACATTAGGTACAAATATCCCTGCATCTAATGAAGCAATAATCTGCGTATTAGGTGTAGTAATAAAAGGTTCTGAAGCTGCAGTAGGATATGCATCATCATAGTTAATCAGGTATATATTTCTAATTCCAGAAACCACATCCTTACAGGCAATTTGGGTTTTGGATTTTGTGATTTTACAAGGCATAATTTTATATTTTTAAAATGTTATTAAAAAAAAGGGGAAGGAATTTTAACCCTTCCCCTAGGTTCTATAATTTGTTCAGAATTATGGTAAGATTTCTCTACCCCAAACAATTTCATTTCCAAAGCTATATGCAACTTGTGCAGTATAAGCAATTTTGGTTCTGATGTTACCATCAAGTCTGTCATCATCATCAGACACTCTTACTTGGTTCCACTCATTATCCAAACCAGTAGCAAAAACTAAGTTTTTAACTCTGTATGCTAATACAGTTCCTGCAGGTAAACCTCCAAGAGCTTCCATTCTTACACCAGCAAAATTCATTTCTTTCAATCCTACTGTAGTGTTCATACCCATTGCAGCTTGTGCTTCAGTGTATGCTTTTGCTACATCATATGATACAGCCATTACTACATCAGGATCTAAGTAAAGTGCAGCAGGAATAGCGTTGTAAACCAACTCTAAATCTGCAACAACAGTTGCTTTGGTTACAGGAGCAGGAAAATCTATATCAATTACTGTAGCATCAGCTAAGAATTGAGGAAGTAATCCATTTAAATCATTTGCACCATTGGCACCTTGCCAAATTTGCATAGATAATACTTCACCTAATGCAGATGTCATAGCATCTAAAATTGCAGAAAGGATATCATCTGGAATAGGACCATCTGATTCATAAATACCTGCTTTATAAGCTTGTACTGTAGAAGCAAATTCATCTTTACAGATTTCTTCATCAATCTTGAATTTTTTAGGTGTAATTGTTTTTTCATTATAGGTTAAACCACCCACAGGTGTAAAACCACAAGTATAAGCTGTTTGTGCAGCATTATAACTTACTCTTGGAAGGACAGCAGTACCAACTACATTAGGTAGCACTGTAATCATTCTTTTGTTGATAGTATCTACTTTCTTGTAAGCTTGTACAAGAATTTCAGATGCTTCTGCTAACGCTAAGTTAGTGTTGATAACATTTGCCATGTCAATAAGTTTTTAATATTAATATTATTTTTTATGTTGAGATGCTATTCTGTTGAATACATCAAATTTGTTTTCTTTTTGTGCTTTAGCATCAGGATTGATAGCTTTCAATTTACCTGTTGCAGGTGCAGCAGATAATGTTGTAATCTGTGCTTCCAATTCAGTAATCTTATCAACATGTGATAAATTTTCTGCTTTCAAAGCTTCTATCTCATCCTGTTTCAATTGGGTTATAAGGGAGAGCTGTACTTTTAGTTCTTCAACTTCTTGTACAATCTCTTCATTACTTATAATTACACCATTTTCATCTGTGGTAATTCTTCTTCCTTCAATATCTGTAGTTTGTGATACATATAACTCACCATTGAGATATAATTCATCACCTACTGAGAAGCTTTCAGAGGTAAATACATCACCATTTTCCATTACTACTTCTGCAAGGGCTTCTATAGGAGGAGGGTCAATTGGTAATTCTTCAAGAGCAACAAGAGGAATAATTGCACTAATTGCTCCTGTATCATCTGTTTGATACTTGTTACCTTCAAATTCAAACTCTATGTTTAACTGTGGAACTCCACTCATATCATATACAATAGTTCCTTCTGTAAGACTATCAACCACTAAAACTCCATAGTTTTCTGTTGTAATCTCTTGTGCTAATTTTGTTGTTATTTTTTGTTCTTCTTGTACAAGAGCAAACAACTTTTCTAGTAAACTCATATTAGTGTTTTTAGAGGTTCTTTTTACTTTTTTTAATATTCCATCAATGGAGAATCCATTAAGTTCATTGTTTTTAATTTTTGAAAGGACAGTAT